TTCCGGCTGTTTATCCACGAGGATTTTACCGACGGCGTTTTTCGACCATGTAGGCTGTGAAAGCTCCATCAGCAGGCGGTCTATATTTTCAATCTCGCTGCTTATCGAAATGATTTCGTCGGGGTTGTAGTCCATCCCGTTCAGCGCGCGGAAGGTGTTACGAAACAGCTTGCGAAGATGCCACCAGCTCTGTGCTTTCGCGTTCGCGAAGAAGTCTTTATTCAGGCGCGCCGCTTTACCGTTATCACCAGGGACGGCTTCATCTTCCGGATCGAATACGCTACCGCTACCACGGAAAGGCGTAGCTGTGATTGTTCCCCGGCCTTCAGCCTGCCTGAGCTCGTTTATCACGCGAGCATCGCCACGCGCACCAGCACCCAGGCCGTCCTCATCGAAACGGAACTCATCCAGACCGTAATCGTCACAGTACCCAAACGTTTTAACGACAGAAGCGTAGATGTCGCTGCCAATGCCAGACCATTCGTGAACGTTCTGCAGAAGGAAGCCATAGCGGCAAGAAAAGCCGTTTTTGTCTTTCCCTTCGTCTGCGATATCCATTGCGCCGAGGCGCTGGCCGCTGGGCTGAATACCCAGTTTGATATGCGCGTCGACGGCAGCCTGCACCCATTCAGAAGGAATGAGAATCCCCTCTGTGGATGCGCTGTAGTTCAGGTCCAGTTCCTGAGCAACGATAATCGGATCATCAATTTTCAGACATTCGTTGCGGTACCACTCTTCATCCTTGCGCGGGTCGCTGCGCCAGTGGAACGTAAACACCGGGATATTTCCGCTGTGGCGCTTTTTAGCAAACGGGTTATTCATGCCGTTGACCGAAGAGAGGTCTATACGGCAGCGGGTGGTCTGTGATAGCGCAGCATCGATGAGAAATGGCCGTTTGAGGAATGCCGACTCATCCACGAAATAAAGCGTGGTACGGTCACCACGGCCAATGTTATCGCCAGCCTCTCCCTTAATGACCGCGCCCGTTTCCGGGAACTCCACGCGCATATAAGGGGCATGTTTTTTGTCACTCCATGAACCGCGAAACTCAACCGGCAGCAGCTCGACAAACTTCCGTGCCTTCCAGAACAGCGCTTTCGGGTCGCCGGTACTGTCGACATATTCCTCTTTACGGGAACCGAACCCGATCACCATTTCTTTGTTGAACAGGCAAAGCGAACAGGCCAGACCGATAGAGGTCCAACTCAGCCCCATTTCACGGCTTTTTTCTGTCAGTCCATGCTCAAGACTGGCGCGCCTGTCCATGATCCAGTGAATCCATTCCTCCTGGCGGGGGAACAGCAAAAACGGGATGGTCGCAGGCAGGCCATAATCGAGGTTACGCGGGTCCGTTGTCATGCCCCAGTCGATGATGAACTGGGCCGGGTTAGTGCGGTAAAACTCACGGAGTGCCGGAAGCATTTCAGGCGCTTTCCTGATCCGCTCCAGCCTCTCCATTCTCCACTCAAACACGGCTGTATAGTCCGGTTTACGGAAGTCAAAGGGGAACGGGATCGGCACAGAAAAATTCCTCAAAAACGCCCCGATTTAACATAATGGTCGTTACCCGCACTGGCGCAACAGCACCCATCACGCAAACGGCGTGAAGCCTCTGTTTTGAACAGAAAAGTGGTCAAATCGGGATGAATAAAACGTGCATAAAACGGGTCAAAAAGTGCATAGCGTTTTTACGGTTCAAAACGCCTGTTTTTGCAATTTTCAGCCCAGGTATTTTTTGTAGATATCGGCTGCTTCCTGCGGGGTCAGGTTCGCCGCGTCGGCTTTGGCTGCCTCGTCCATATTGTTGAACGGTTCGAAAATTTTCGGTGCTCCCAGCTCCATAAGCAGGGTTTCCGGAACTTTTACCCCCTCAGCCTCAAGCAGCTGCGCCGCCTCCAGCGCGGAGTATTTCCCGGCCACCTTGTGTTTCATCACCTCGCGAAGCACATCACGCTGACGTTCTTCCTCGCTATAGACGCTGGTACCAAGACCGAGCACTTTTGAGAAAACAGCAATATCGTTGTGCGTGGGCAGCACATCTTCGATCGTGGTTTTCACACCATCCGGCGATGTGGTGACAACCTTCCGTTTGCGAACGTCCAGGCTCTTACCGGCGACGCGGTTTATTTTTTCTCTGAGAGCTTCGCGAGCCTCAGTGAAAGCGCGCTCAAACTCGATATTCTCTTTACGCCAGCGACGGATCGTCGTCTCGTCCACACCTAAGCGCTGAGCAACCATCCGATTGCTGATTTTGCTACGGGCTAATGCCATGTCCATAACGATACCGACGTAGGCTTTTCTGAAGCTTTTTTTAGGAGCCATACTTCCGCCTAAGTCAATGTGATTATTTTTTGTTCAAAATCCAATTTCTCCGATCCGGGTGCGGCGTATCACGCGGTAAATTCTGGCGTGCAGGCCGCGTCCTCTCTGGTGCCAAGTGCGGCATATCAGAGGGGGTAAAAATGCGGCATATCCTTTTTTTCGGGAAAACTGCGATTTGATGCCCGGAAGCCGCGCAGAATGGGGAGATAGTGGATCGCCCTAATATTTCCACTATGTGGATAACTCAGTCCAAATCCATCTCCACCACTTCACCGAACAGGTGGCCGTAAACGTCCATTGTGGTTTTGATGTTCGAATGCCCAATAAGTCGGGAAACCTTCAGGATATCGACGCCTTTGTTTGCCAGGCGAGATACAGCAAAGTGGCGAAGATGATGGAATCGCTTAATGCCATAGTCGTTCAGGGTTCTGACGAGAACGCCCTGAGTGCCGTAGCTGGTAGCGAGGCATGCGCCGGTAAACTGGTTGCAGATAAGAGGCTCAGAGGTACCGAGTTTACTTTTATCCAGCAACGCGAAAAGCTCACGCGGCATCCGTACCCGGCGCTCCACTCCTCTTTTCAGCCCCTCATGTATAACGCCGTCAACAACATGCCCCCGGATGTCGATCCAGTCGGCTGAAACGTCGTTATACGTAACCGCCAGAGCCTCACCGATGCGCAGGCCACAAATCCCGAGCCAGCACGCGATACGCTCACGAACTGGCGCGTTATTCAGTAGCTCCCTGACCGATGATGATGGCGGTATGGTGATGGGTCGACGCTTCCGGCGCGCGGGACGGTCAACAGGGTTAAAAGTGATGAGCCGTTTTTCCACCAGCAGGAAGAAAGCCGAACGAATCCAGCGATGGCAGCCGGTGCGAACCGAATCAACGATATCGCGATGGCTGATATGGAGAATATTTTTTTCCAGTATCGGCCCGTCTACAGCGAGAAGATCCTGACGGCATTTCGTATATGACGACAGGCGTATGATATTTTTTTCCAGCTTGCCGGCCTGATACCCCAGATAAAACAGAATTAACTTTCGGAAAGTCCAGGAATGGTCTATTCCGGTCCAGCTGGCAGTTCGACAATCCAGCTCGATATTCTGTTTTTGCCAGAAAAGATGTGCGGCATCATCAATATTCTTAAAAATGCGGCGGCGTCCATGACCGGATTTTTCATCCTTCCAGTGGACGTAATATTTTGATTGTCCATTGGCATCAGTGGATTCTTTAATCGAAGCCATACTGAACAATCCTCACTCAAAAAACATTATCAAAGCCACTCAGTGAATGACTTTTGTAATGTCATGCTGGCAATAGTCATTGCCTGCCCTTCTCAATTTCACGTATCCCAGCCAGCTGGTTATTCGCTTTTTCGATAGCGGCCAGCAGCGGCTTGATCCAGAGAACAGCCTGGCAATAGGTCAGCGTGCTGGGGGTAGTGGCGCTATCACCGATTGCGTCAGCGTTCCCGGAATCGGTGTGCATTGCGCTGGCACGTAGACGGTGCGTGTATTCGAGCAGCCCACCAGCGACATCAGCAGGAACAGGCAGATCACAGGTTTTTTCACGGTGGAGGATCTCCCGATATTCAATAACCGTTTTATCGGAGCTGGCATCAATCAGTGAATTTAGTCGGCTGGCGTTTTCGGCCACCTGGTTAAACCGGTTGAGGTTGAAAGCCTGAGCAGCGATAACCGTCCCCTGCAGGGTGTTGTCACTGCGCAGAACGTCATTATCACTCTTTAGCTTAGCGACGTCAGAACGGCTAATTGCCAGCAGAGCGCAAAGTACGGCTACAACGATAACCACGGCCACAATCACTATCGAACGCCATGCAGCTTTGATATCAGTAAATGTAATCATATCGTTGCCAATGATAAATTTAGCACTGCGACATTCAGCGGAGTATTCATATCTGATACCCTGTCTAATTATTTAGGAGGATTTTTATGCGTTTTTTAAAAAATACAGCGTGGCCGTGCATAACCGTGATAGTCGCTTGCATTTCATGGGTTCTCGTAAATGGTGACAAAGTTATTGATAACGTAAATGCCTTCCAAACATGGTACGGAACCTCGAAAGCGTTAGAGGGTAAATGGAACAACTCTACCGAAAATGATATTGATCCTCCCGAATGGTTATCGAATCAGAAAGACTTCGTTGAAGTTCGCATTACACTGAAAGATTCAGTTATTGATGGAACAATCAGTTCTGGGAGGTTAAAAAAGTTGTATCCATACGATTTTGTACTTCTCACTGGTGAGAAAAGGAGTTTCCGAGATACCTTAGATGCTTACGCATTTGACTTTGTGCTAGGTAAAAAAATCAACTTCGGTTCCTTTGTTATCTACCGCGATGGAGAGCGCCTATACGTGGATGCCGATGAAACAGCACAGCAGTATTTCCCAAAGCGATCCATTCTTTTAAAAAAAACGGATATCGCATTCCCAGAAATAAAATCTGATAAATCAGGGAATGAAGAAGGCGAGGCAGACAAAAACCCACCAATAAGGGGAGTCACGCCAAATCAGGTAGATAGCAATCAGTAAAAGAGGAAGATTCATAAACCATCCAGACAGAGCGCTTCTTCTTTACCAGCGCGGGTAACCAGACCAGGCAGAACTCGACCGCCACCGTAAACCCAGCGAGGAAATTGGTAGCACGCCGCCTTAAGGTCACCTTTTCGGAATAGGGAGAACATTGTCGAGCTCCGCATATTGCCGCACCCGGCACGGAACGTTACTGATACCGCCGCACTGAAAGTATTATCCGGAAGCTTTTTGCCATTGGCGTACCGGTTAACGCAGGATTCAGCATCGAGAATATTTTTTTCCCATTCCGCCGCGATCTGCTGGTCATTTTTAACTGTGCCGGGTTTAACCCCGTGGGTGTTGCCCATGCCATCGGTAAGCACACCAGCGGGACAAACATAAGGATCTCGACGACATGATTCAGCATTGCCGATGAGCTCAAGGCCGCGCTCATTGGTTCGAACATGCCCGTTACCGAGCACTATCGCGATGATTGCCGCAACTGAACAAACAATACCCGCAGCACCTGCCTTTTTATTTTGCATTTGCGTTTATCCTGTTAATGGCATCTGTAACAACCTTGATGCTTGCCGGGCGATCCGCAGGAGGTAACTTTCGGGCATCATCAAAATATTTTTCCAGCAACTGAGTGCGGCGCTGGTCCTCTTTATGGAGTTTTCTGGCGTCAAGCCGACCGGATATAAAAGAGGCCAGAGAGAGAAGTACGCCAATCAGACCGAAAAACATGAAAACCATGTCCTGGGTTGAAA